ATAGCAGGTCAGTCGCCGCAGAGGGCGGCACCTAGACACCTTGACAAGTGGCACTCCAGCTCTTGATCGCTCACGCCATGCCTGTTAGCAATCTGCTTAGCAATACGCTCATCAGTTGACCACATCAAATCAATAATAAATGCGATCTCTTTGTTACTCAGAACCACATCAGTTGATACAATCATTTTTTCTTGCTCCTAGGAGACGCTGTACGGGGTTTGGCGGTGCCGGTAGTAGCAGCACCCTTGCGAGTCTTGGCAGGCGTCTTGCTGGCGCTCCTGGGCGCTGCTGGCGCTGCCTTCTTACGGGGTGCTGGTTTGTCTGTGATCTTAACGTAAGTGTCAACAGACGCAAAGAGATCCTGTTTCTTGGTCTTCTTCTTACTACCTTGAAGTTCTACTGGAGTATAATCAGGATGTGTGTCAATCTTACACATACTGGCATCAAGTTTGCTTCTATCCAAATATTTTTGAACATGCGAAGGATGAGAGAACCAACAGATTCTAGTATCATTCTTATCCTTGTGCTCAACCCTGTAAGGAAATGAAGCATGAGGAAACATGCTTTCAACTGTTTTGTTTTTAGTCATTGTCCACTACCATTGCGAAAACCAATCATGTAACCAATATACAATCCACACAGGAACGCAATCAAAAAATATAGTTCCCGTGAAGCAAGGCTAATCAGTTCCATCCACAGATTGCTGTCCATGTTCCTCTAATACCTCATTACATTTTTCCATGATAGCATCAATGAAATCTTGTTCTGTCCATGTATTGAACACAGATTCTATTGGATCATCAGGATCCCATGAAATCTGGAATCCTTCATCTGTTTCTATACACTGAATCATTGTCGTTTACCCCTACGACGACGTTTCTGTTCTTTCTTGAGTTGTTCGTACAGATCTACTAATTCATCCTCATCGTACCAAACAATGGGATCTTCCACATCAGGATTCAACCATTCCATGAACTCATCACCTACAGCAATGGCATCATCATTACGACCATTACGAATTAGATACATGAACCTACGCTCACGATTCTTCATGATAGTCTCAACTTGATCTGATAATTTCTGTGCTTTACTCAATGGGTGTACACTCCAGTTTGTTATTAAGGTGATCATAGGATACTAACTTGTATCCGTCAAGTGTCTCTTGAATCGCATTCACAAACTCCAGTGGAAACTTGTGATGATAGATCCAAAAGACTTTCTTCTCTCGCGTAGAAGTAGTATCCTTGGGGCGAACACTCATGTTGTCGTAATTAACCTCCATCCATTGACGGAGATCAGACACTACAAATTGAGAGAGTTTTTGTGCTTTCATTTGACAAATACCACGTTAGGTTTTACAGAGAGTTCATACATACGAGTCAGACAATCGTATGCGGTCTTATACAGAGCATATTCGGTAGGATTTAGCTCATCCCACTCAATATCCCATTCACTATCCCAATCGGGTGTACCATCTTGACACATAGGCATCTGATAGACACCACCAGTGTGATCAAGACTTACAGCAATACCGAGAGGACCAATAACGATGTAGAGATCGTCTTCGTGAAGCATTTTGAGCACCGGAATGAAGGATTACTTTAATTTAGCAGAGAAAGTTCCGTTTGTCAACGGGCATACAGATAATTACCCGCCCAGTCAGCATTCGCAAACAACCATTCACGCTCAGTGATGACGCGGAGATCATAACGAACATGCTTAGCAGGTCCGCGCCAAGATGCGGATTTGTAGACTTCACCAGTGTTCTTATCTACAAAAGCATGAACAGAGCGACCATGACCATCTGCCATGATAATCTTGTGATACTTACGACCAGTCTCAATCAAGAAAGTCCTATTAAATTCAGAGGCACCCTGCTTGATCTGTTCAATCTTCTGCTGGTGATACTCTACACTCTCACCACGCTCAATCGCAGCACGATGAAGTTTACAAGAACACTCACGATAGTTGTCTTCAAGAGCAACACAGAGTTGAGTCGCATACTTAAACACATTAGCACGAATATTCTCACGCGCTTCTTGTTGAGCAGCGAAGTCAGAAAACGTGGCGGTCATGAATCTCTTTCGTTGATGAATGTAGTATAGGGTATCAGGCGCTACACCGCAACCAGCTGTGTGACACTAATACAACTGGCACCCTGAGGCGGTGGCATGGCAGAGTATGGTGTTACAAATTCAGCAAGTTTACCGGGTTTCTTAGCATTGACTGGGGATACAATCTTCATATCCTTCTTGCGAAGAAATCCCCAGATAGTCTTTACTTCTTCAGTTGTGTAACTATACGGAAAAGAATGATGTAACCAGATAGCATGATGCTTAGCATCAAAATCCCGCTGAACAACAAATTTGTATCCATCTGGTGCCTTAGGTAAATTAATTTTGTTCATAGATAAGGATTACGATTCAATGTCCTATAAAACTTGATGGTGGTGCCATCGTTCCTCAGTTTAACCTTTAAATGCCAATGGAAGTCGGATGCCTGGTAGTTTTGAAACATATTGTCATATACAGCAATCTTTTCAGATTTAATATTAAACATGTTTATGAGTTTATATTTAATATTAACCCAGGCATTTTGATCATATCTAGGTATAATTTCTATATTAATTTCATCACCAATAGAGTTTCCATGCTGGTCAAAGTATGAAGCAAATATAATACCATCTGCTTCATCTTGAAAGATAGATGCTACATCTAGTGCTTGTTCTGTTTTACAACCGCCAATAGATTTTAATGTATAAAAGTTATATCCACATTTGTATGGTGACGCATTAACAGCATTTTTAATCTCTTTTGAAAAATAATAAACAGGGAATTCAGATGCTATGTGAAAATATTTTTTTACCTTATCTTCAAGTTCTCCCCTCTTACTACAAATATGAAATACCGGATCCTCATCCCATACTGTATTTTGTGGAGTAATCATATTTTGATACTCAGACAAATTCAAATCAATCACATCACTCAAATATTTTTCCAGATGAATTAATTTAGATTTTGCTGGACTAATTGGAGAAAAATTTTTATAAACAAAATGATATGAGATATGATGTCCATCACTGATTTCTCTCTCAAACATCACAAATTCATACTTCCTGTTCACTCTCAATCTCCTTTTGATAGATATTAAACAGTTTCATGTACAGATCCTTCATCATCTGTAACTCCTCGTTAGATAAAGTTTTGCTCAGTTCTTCCCAATTGGGTTGGTCCATGTTAATAAATGAATAGGAAATCTTCTACGAATGATTTAGATTTCTCTTTGTCGTAAATATTATTCATATACCCAGAAATGGGGTCAAGTTTACGCATGTAAGAGTCAAAATCTTTGTATGCTGATGTATCTATACTGAAGGGAGCATCGTTATAAACTACTTCCTTGTAAACATTTAAGTATTTGACAAAATCATCCAGATAGTTATCAACCTCGGACATTGTACATTTGCGAACAAAGATATGCTCACTAAAATGATTACCCATCTCAAAGAATCTATATGTACCAGTATCTTTTGGTAGTCTATCGCCCAGACTATACACAAAATTCTCTACAGGATGCTGGAAATCAAATACGATGATCACTTTGTTCTCAAAAAATCCCATCAAGTCCACACTGAAGCATGGTGTATTCTTACCAGTATAGGGATACAGCACATGATTGTAAATGTCTGTAGTATCATTGCGAACCAGTGCTTCTCTAGTTCGCATGAAATATCCTCCACGATAGACATAAGCATCCATCGTCATCTTACCTTCCCAGTGATTCCAGAGTTCTACTTGTTTGAGTTCTGGGAAGGTATCGTGAATTGCCTGCTTATAGTTTTTCCAGAGGTTTTTCACAGCGCGAGAATATCTTCAGCAAGATATTGTGGATCATATTCACCAGCCCAAGTGACGCCAGTAACAGAATCAAAACGATCAATAGGACGATGACCATTTACCATTTTCTTGACAAGTTTAGCTTTCTCAAGAAACTTACGATGATACTCAATCCAGGTATCAATTTCGCTAACTAATTCGTTATAGAATTGTTCTGCTGAACATTCTTCATCAGTGAGATAATCGCCAACGACATCAACAAGACGATCTTTGCGAACAGATTGATAAGTCTTTTCCATGTAATTATGTGGGTAAGTGTTCAGTGATGGATCAATTTCACACGTCATAAACTTTACATTCTAATGCTTCAGGGTTGTCGTTACAATAGAGTTCTAGAGCAGTTGGGTCATGCTCATCGTCTGGATGAGCAGCAGCATAACGCTCCAGAGACTCTAATTCTTCTTCAACATGACGGCGAGACTGAGAAGATACCATAGGATCTCCTAAAATTTGTCTGTCTTTTTCAATATGTGTATGGATGTCCATTTTAGTTCTTATCTTTAAGTGATTGCTTCATGTCATCAATATGATCTAGTAATTCATCAGTGCGAATCAACATATCAATATTATGTATCAACTCAGCAATGTTTTTTGCTGTTGATGGTCTCTCTGTTCTCGCAGCATATGCTAGAGCATTTCTCAGAGAATACTCTGCTTCCTTTAAAGAATCTGTAACTGATTGAGATAACGCCATTAGAGTTTACCCCCTACAATTCCATCATGAGTTTTGAGCGGTTCGTTAAATCCTTCTTGTTTGCCCTTCAGATACCATCGTGTAGCATGAACACAATGATGCTTGGTGAGAGAAAGAATCACTGCTGTGCCATCTTTAAGATAGCTATTCCATGTTCCCCATCTACTCTGCTGGACACGAAAGCAATCATCAATCCAAAAATCTTCTTCATTCATATTACTTAATGTTGTAGTCTTTTCGTATCTTTTCTAGAGCACGTTTGAGTTTGTAGTTATCATAGCGTAGACGGATGCCTAATGTCAAGACAAACCAGCGTTTGATGATATTGATACGGATCAACTGAACTTGTAACAGAATCCACTTACCAACATTCTCATCAACTGCCATCATATACACTACAACAGCAAATATGGTGAGTAATGCGTAGTAGTAAAATTCAGTCACGTTGTCTCCAGTCTTCGGGTTTATCTTGCTTGAACCAATCAGCAATCTCATCTACACTATTGAATCCACTAATTCCCTTGGATTCATGTCCTGTTCCACCAATATCCAGCTGATTTAGAAAGTCATCTAGATCACCCTCTACCATATCAGGATTCTCTGCCCTTCTTCTTGCCTGACGGAGTATGGTAGCGGCAGAGCGATTTGCTTTTGCCAATTTCTCTGCCCAGATCATGTCTTCCAGACTGACTTCCTCATGAAGCGCAATCTTCTTACCAATACCTTCCAGACGAAGGCGATATTGCGTAGAGAGCATATGTAATCTCCATATAGGGTTATTTAGCACAGGTCACTTAAATCGTTCTGCTAGGTCATTACACTTGGCAAAGTCCTGATATGATTGCTCAGAGCGTTCATACACAATATCACAGATCTCTTGAAGGATGGTATCAGTGTCAACACCATCCTCAATGTATGTGTAAAGTGCTTCTCGTAGATACCTCTGACGATTCCACTCAGGTGTATATGGTTTGTAGTGTGTCATGGTGATAGGATTAGATGGAATATTCGGTAGCAGCGATACCTTTGACAAAGATGTTCTCAATGATCGCTTGGAGACGCTTCTCAGTGCGCTGACCATAGTTGGCGAACACAGGTACAGTCACGAAACCAGTCTTCTTACGATAGAACTCACACGCACCAGCAGCAATCTTGCCAGAGGCAATATCAGCAGCATCACGGCGATCCAGACGAATCACACGCCCAATGGTCTGTGCCATCTCAATCACAGGCAGACAACGCAGCAGAATGGTGTGAGTGAGACCAGGGCAGTTGATACCCTCAGCAAGAATGCTGTAGTGGAAGATGATCATCTTGATGGTAGGATCCTCGCCCCACTTGCTCATAGTGTTAAAGAACACCTCACGACCAACTTTGTGACCATTGATGTAAGCACCATGCTTCGCAGTGATGTGAAGCACGTTGTAACCATGAGCACTGAAGTGAGAGATCACATCAGTCTTGGTCAGCAGACGCCACAGAACTTTAGTGTTAGGAGCAGCAACCAGAATCTTCTGGGCATGTTCGTCATCCAGTTCGTCAATAATGTCAAGCAGAACTTGCTTGTCATTGTCAGCTGCGGCAAGAGACTTTTGACGAGCAAAGTCTACTTTGTGCGACTTGATGGTAGGAGGAAGAATGCTGCCGTTCTCAATCAGTTCAGGAGCAGGCACACTGATCAGTTCCTGACCATACACCATGGTATTGTTCATACCATTGGCATAAGGATTGTTGTGATACTTAGGCGTAGCAGTGAAGAAATAAGCGTTGGTGGCATTACCAGCAACGTCAGCAACAGTCGGGAAGAAATCACGACGGACGCTATTGTGTGCCTCGTCAAAGTAAACGAAGTCCACATCAATCTCACTCTCAACAATACGATTGAGAGACTGATAGGTGGTGAACAGCAGGCAGTGAAGACCAGCGTTCAGAGTGACATCGTTGAAACCACGAATTACAGCAGGTTTGGTGCTGTGAAAGTGATCAGTCTCACCACTATGAACGTGACCCACAGCAGCATGAACATCACCATTCAGAGCAGACCAGAACTCTTCACAGAGTTGGTTAGCAAGCAGAATGCGGGGAGCAACGATTACAGCAGTCTTAGGAGCATCAGAAGCGAGCAGACGACGCTTGAGATCCTCAATAGCAATCAGAGTCTTACCACCACCCGTAGGGATGATAATACGACCCGTGTTATGCTTCTCCATGGCGGCGAGAGCACGTTGCTGGTGGGGACGGAGGTTCATAACAAATCACGTTTGTCTTCATACTATAGGGTCATTTGCCGCTGCCGTCAAGCGGTGTGTGCCAGTTTGTAGAGTGGCACTCATACGGAACACAATTTATTAATTTTGGTCTTGTCTGTTATTTCAAAATAGATCTTTACTATTTTTGTGTTCTCATCATTCCATTTAAATTTTAATATGATGTCAGATACGAAGTCAGGAAAATCTACTTCTAAAATATTCTCCCCACAAAATTCTATTATATCAGGATCTCTTTTGAATTCTTCAAAGGTATCTTTAGAATATATTTGTATTCCAACCTCAATGGCAAAGGATTTTTCATTTGTGGCAACAAATTGAATGGTACATTGCCTTTCACTAAAATATTTACTAAGTATCTTCTTTGCTAAAGATAGCGAATCATAATTTGAATAAAATTTATCCAAAAAATCAAATAACTTTTCGTTTACTTCATATGAAAATCCATACTTTGCCGGAAGAATTTGATTTACTAAGAAAGATACGTAACAAGGTTGAAATTTCAATTCTTGATCACTATCAAAAATTTCACAAAAATATTCAGAAATTCTTTTATCAATTCTTGATGAGAGACAGAATTGTTTAAATTGTTCTTTATCTATGGGAGAGAGATTATTTAAAAAATCTGGAGGAATAAAGGGAGTAAAATATCCAAATCCTTCTAAATTTTCATCATCAAAATGTTTATTTTCTTTCCAACAAACGAGACAAATTCCATCAACATCCAAAATTGAAAATGTTCCGAACATATCTCTTAAAATATTCAAATGATTCTGTATAAATCTCGTGTACTCAGGATAAATTATGGCATATTGAGAGAAAATATACGCTCCACAAGCAACAATTTTTTTAGTAGAAACATCAACCTCATATAAAATACATGTAACATTTCGTTTGAGGAGATCAGACAGGTAGTTGAAAAAATACTTTTTACCTATTGATTCAGAAAATTCTTTGAATTTTTTTGGATCTTCAAATTCTATTTTTATGTCATGTAACTTCAATTCGGATGTCAAATCTTCTAAATTTTTGCTATTCAGGTTGCTCAAGTTCATTTTTTTCATTAGTAAAGTAATAATCGCCAGTAGGAGACATTGCCTCAAATTTTACATAATACATTCTCTCATCATCCAAAAGTTCAGATTCTTTTGGAAACCATGATTCGTAGGCATCAACAACATCATCCATGTTATCTAGAACAATATAAATTTCTTTATTATTTCCAGAATTAATCAATCCGTTCAAAACTTTAATATTGGTTTTATCGGCATACCAATCCCACACAATATTTTCATCAACTTTAGTTTCCAATAAACCAACGGCTTTTATATGAATTACCCATTTATTGGTAAATTTACATAACATTTCGTGAATTTCGTATTCACCAAACATATTTGTTCCAAAAATTAATTCCATAATTTTTCTCCAGTTTTATTTTACCTATCAAAGATCATCAATAATTTGTTCAACTTCTTGGTCTACCAAAATTTCTTCTTTTCTTCTACTCAATAAATCTTGAATAATATCATTAATAGTAAAGTCAAGATTGTAATTTTTGATGTTTTCATTTATGACTTGTATTTTACTATCAATTTGACTCACAGCATCTTCATAACTTGTAAATGATTGATCTGTAGATTCAAATATAACTTCATTTCCCATCAAATAATTATCCAAGACGGACTTAAAATAATTTTTATTTTCTTCCTCAATTTGTACAAAATTTGTGTGATTCTGTTCAAGGAATAGGGGAATTTTTAAATTATACAAAGTTGCCAGAACATTTAACTTCAAAGCAACTGACATATAATTTTTAATAATATTTTCAGATTGAGAGTTGAAAATGTTTTCAGCTAAATCAGCAATTGTTCCATTGCTAAATAAGTGAACAGAATTTTGGAATATATGTTGATTTAACAAATCAACTTGATCAGATTGTTCTATTGGAGCAACTGGAATATTAATATTTTCAAGATCATCCGGCCATGCTTCTTGATCGGTTAGGTCTCTCAATTCTTGCCTATACTTTATAATTTTTTCTCTTTGCTCTTCAGAAATTGGATAATCTGGAAGCATGTAAATATCAGACTCCTTTAGCATTGTGTCACGTAATTCAAGCAAATTAACTTGAAGCACTGAGCGGTTTGATATTTTTTCTAAAATACTATCATATAGATTATCATACTCTTCTAAACAAAATTTATTAAAAGCATCTTTAAAGTAAGTATAAAGTTCTGTACATTCTTCGTCAGTTGGTTTTCTTACAGATACAACTCTTGTATAATCTCTAATTCTAAAATCAAAAGCATTTTTTTCTACTTCTACATGATATCGTATCTCACCAGTATCTTTTTCAATTCTTACATCAAATCTTACCAATTTTTCTACATCATTATACCATTTTTCTGGCAATCCCGTGATAACAGTGTTATACTTTTCAATGTTTAATTTTATTGATCTCTCATGATAACTAATAGAACTTAAAGATGTATTTAAGTCTGGACCGTGTATTAATACGGTTTTCAGAATGTTTTTCCAAGTTTCCATTATTATACTTTTTGTTTTCTTTTATTTAGTATGCTTTTATCATCCATTTTACCCTGTAATAATTTGAATTTATGGGTATAGTTTCAGCATTTCTCAAATTAAACGATAAATTGGAATCAAATGTTGCTCTAGAAGCATTTGACATTGTTATTGTTGATGTTTCAACAAAGGTATTTAAACTTTTAGTTACTCCAGGTCTAAAATCTATGTTAACTGTGTCAATAAATTTCAATAATCCAGCAGAAACATCTCCTATACCAGTACTTTGATTTGCTGATTTGTCATCTCCCGGAGCAACAAAAGTATTAGAAATTCCGTGAGAATGAGTTCTGTTAGCTTCTGCTGCTGATATTCCAGCTGGTCCATCTAAAATATCAGCTCCATCTCCAACTGCTTCACGAAAATCAGGAGGAGGACCAAGAGTGCTGGCTCGTTGACATTGTGTTGCGGCCGGTGCTACAAAAGTACCAATAGAAACAGCACGATGCCCATGTATTGGAGGACCAAATATAGATTGTTCGTCTAAAGGTCCAACTTCATAAGTAAATGATCCAACTAATTTTATAGTAGCAAGACCATTGGAGTCTGTCCACCCAGTAGTAGTATAAGAAGCTAAAGAAAATGTTGACGGGTCCGTTAATCCCGCAGTTCCATCTTGTTGACCAGCAACTCCAGGTGATCCAGGAGGCAGCTGCCTATAGTTTTCATAATTCCAAACACCACCAATGGTTCCAGGAAGAAAAATATCCCCTCCAGAAGATCCATCAGCATTATATAATGGTACTACACTAACTCTTCCTTTCTGAGCATTTACTGGACCAGTTCCCATTACTTTTTTGCCATATGGATTAGGAAGTTTAAAGGAAGTACTAGTTGATCCATAAGTATCACCCAATATTTGATATAATAAAGGAAATTCGGATTTCAATAACCACTGACCTCTCAATTCAATAAATCCAGGGAATCTGTCGTCAGATTGTAACCATTTTGGTAATCTCAATGTATTTGGTGATTGACCAGAAGAAAATAGATATGTACTTGTATTAATCCAGTTTGATCCTCTATTTAAATAGGTAAGATTTTGACTAAAATTTGTACCTGAAGTAGAGACTGAACTGACATTACCAGTTGAAAATGGGTCTCCAGATACAGAAACTTTCCAGAATGAAATATCGTCAACAACTGCTGAGTTATTTTGATCAACAAATCCTGCCGGTTTAGGAACACATATAACGGTTCCAACAGCAGCACCAGATTTACCAACTTCTTGAGACAAAAATTTGGGTAAAATTGTCCCAGAAACCACATTAAGTGTGACAGTTGCCGTATATCCAAATCCTCCCGTAAAATTATCTATGACAAGTGCGTTATTTCGTGTATAGACAAATTGATCAACAGAATTTAATGTTACAAGACATCTAAATTGGTAATTATTATATGATAATGGTATTGATGCTAAAAAGAGAGATGGTTGATCAGAAACTCCACCAATACCAGCAACAGAACTCCAAGTAGATCCATTATTTGTACTATATTGCCAAGCATAGGTTGGCACAACAGTTCCTGTATATGTAGGATTTAAATCTAAACTTAAAGCAGACCCAGCAGATAGTCTTTTTGTCGCAGTATCAGCAAAGTAGAAAAATCTTCTCTTGATATCTAAAGTGGAAACGTTACTATATCTAAAAGTTCCGCTAGAAAATGAAGGTATAGACAATCTGACTCTGACTTGAGCATTGTCCCAATTATCTGTCTTGCTGAATGGAAGAGGAGTATAAGGATTTTCATCATCTAATTGGAACGCAAATCCAGGTCCAAACGGAACAAAATCGGGATCTCCTACTTTTCTATATTGCCATTGATAAGAAATATCTTCGCCATTCGTAGAGAAAGCTAATACTCTAAATGGGGAGGGAGTTCTAATAAATTCATCTTCAACAAATGTTAGTGTGTTTGGCAAATTAGTTGAAATTGTAATGTCAACAATTCCAATACTCAATTCGACTACGTTTGAAAAAGCAATTGTACCACCTTGAGATCTAAGTCTTAATCTATACCAACCAACATCTTCCGGATTTTGTACATTAGAAATTGATAATACACTTGTAGTTACGCCCTGAATATTCGCAGTATTTGTTAAATTTGTCCACGTAGCATTATTTCCCAACTGTCCAAAGTTTGTACTTTTTTGCCATTGATATAGTATTGTTCCGAGTGAAAGAGTTGACGCTTGTACATCCCAACTTACGTTAGAAAATTCAGAAACAGAATAATCATTAATTGAACTAATTTGAGTGAATATATCTTCTACAATTCTGACTCTTACCGCATCGGATGTTACTGAACTTAAAGCACCAGGATCAGAAATAATAACTCGGAAAAAATAATTTCTAATGTTTATAGTAACATTAGTGATCACCAATGTTGTATCAGTTACACCAGATCCAGAAGCACCAGTAACTACATTTTCTCCAGAAACTCCAAGAAAAGGACCATTAGATATATCAGTCCATGTGGAAGATGGAGCATTATTTACAGATGTAGTATATTGCCATTTATAAGTAACAGTAGCCAACCCACTGGTTACAGCAATACCAGCAGAAAAAGCAACTGTTGCTGTTGGAAATGCGTCAAGACTGGATGGTTGCGTTACAATAAAAAGTTCTTTGTACACATCAAGTGTTACAATATTTGAATACCAAGGAACTAAAGTCTTTCTGTTTGGATATGACACACCGGAATTGTAATTGTATACAGCACTTGATGTTGCCTTTAATCTGTATCTTGAATTATCATCTCTTTGATTTCCAACACCATCATTAATTCTAAGTGGAAAAGTAGTATAAGAACTATCTAAAATGATATTAGATGCTCCAGGATTACTTGCGTCTCCAACCCCCCTAGAGATATTATCATCAAATAGAATTAATTGCGGATCCCCAATGTCAGAAAAAGTGGAACTTCCAGGTTCTGACCTTTGCCACTGTAAGGTAATATTTCCATCTTGTCCTAAAAAATTAGCAATGTTTATTGCGGATGAAAATGAAGTATTTCTGATTGGTTTATCTGTTAATAATTCTCTGTTGACAATATTACCATAAAAATCTTCCAATGTCACAATTGTGGTGGGAGATATATTAACTAAATTTGTGATGGAATCAGTGATGTATATCTCATGAGTATCAGAAATTACTTCTTGTTCTCCTATTGTTCCATTTACCCTACATCTAAATTGATATCTATCATAATATTGTAATCGTGTAAGTACTAAAGTTGAATCTTTTTGAGAGACCAAAAATCTTCCTGAAGTTTGACCTTCATCCACACTTTGCCAAACTAAATCTGTAATTGAATCATTTAAAGAATTATTGAATCCATCATTGTATACTTGATATTCCCAAGCATAAGTTAACGTAGAAAATGCTCCAGCAGTTGTGACAGCATTTATACTAGATCTAAAATCTCCGCCTGGAGATCCAGCAAGAACTCCATTAGAAGGATTTCCGGAACTATAAGAATAAGCTGTATTCCTAGTGTCTGAAGTAGCTACTCCAGGTTGCCTTGCGATAGAAATTGCTGGATTAATAAGAACATAAAACGTTCCCGAACTTATTAGTGGAGAATTATTTACTCCAGTAGAAGTATACCTTGCTCTAAATGAAATATTATTAATTCCAAATTTTGTAAGAGATATTGTTAAAGTAGAACTTTTTGCGTAAAAATTATTAACTGTGTCGTATATAAATGTTGATGATACTGCGTTGTAAGTTGCTTCATTAACAACTGTTCCATTATTTACAGTAGTCCAAGTTGCGTTAGTAGGATCTGTGGTATAATTATAACTCTTTTCCCATGTAATAGTTAAACCATCTAAATCAGTCGCTAAAGAGGTTGACCTGTTAAGATAAGTAGCACTAGTGTCAACTGTAATAGTTCCATTGTCTGGAACAATGTAAAATGGTTGCCAATTTTCAGATATAATTTCTATAGATGGATTTTGTACTATATCTATTGTTCTTGGTCCAATATTTATTGGATATCCATTAGATACTAAATAAACATCACTTGTTAATATTTCACCACTACTACTAGTTATCTCTATTCGATAAACATTTCCTTCAGAAGACGCATTTAAAAGTCCAGTATCATAATCAGATTCGTATAAATTACCCCCCAAATCACTAAAAACATTAGAAATGAATGGAGCTGTATTATAAGATAATCCGGAATTTGTAGATATTTGCCACTCTACACTAGTAATTTGAAAATTTAAATCACTTTCTGTAAAATTACACTGAAAAAGGACAGGAGTATTATTTGTTACTAATACTACTCCGTTTGTTCCTGTAGGTGTTAATGAAGTTATTTGTATTGCCATTTTATTTAATATTTAATTAGATATTCACACAAAATATATTTTGGAGCAAATTCATCTAATTTTACTTTTTCATTAGTTCTTACTTTTACATTTGTAGTGAGAGAAGCAGATGGAATTAAAACTTCCGACATACTAGCAGTTTTAGACTCATTAGTAATTCTAGGCAAAGCACCAGTGTGTAGATGTGTCGCCGCACTTTCAGTTCCTTCATCAACTAAAGTTATAAATTTAAATTCATATCCAAAATTAGTATCCGCATTACAAGAAGTAACTGCTCTATTTGAGCTTCTACAGTAATAGCAATTTCTGTATGTAGCAGATCGTATTCCATTATCACTTCGATTTACTCTTCGTCCAACTTTAAAAGTTGAATTGTGAGCGTGTGGTAAAAAATTTGACGAAAGTAGGGTTTCTTTTTCTGTTCGTGATGGTGGAGAGACTGATGTTACATTTCCACTAACCGACAAAGTGCCAGCAGCGGTAGTTCTCTGAATTGCCTTAAAATTTCCTGTATAGAAAAAATCTATTGAATCAGACAAAGAAAATATTTCTACGCCAATTCCAGCTCTTTCAATACTATCGTCAGATGCCACTGTAATATTTTGATACTGACCAGGATTTGAAGCACCAGCAATATATTTTGATCCTAAATCGGGTAGTTGTATTTCTCCACCCTCTCCGTTTTCATCAGCATTATCCAATTCTGTTCCTTCTTTTCTGTATATACAACTCGATCCAACCCCTATTACATTCGCCAAAGCTCTATATCTATTTGCTGGCAAAATTTGACCCTGACATTTTAAAAATCCGGCAGGAACATAAGTTGCGTAATTTTCATCTGGTGTTGTACCAGTAAGGGCAGTAAAGAAAGGAAAAATATATCCGGCAGTTCCGCCATATTTTCCTTTGTGGTATGAATAATACTGTGTCATATTGTTTACTAATATGCTTTTATGATATATTGCATTGTTAAACTTGGTGAAGTAGTGTCGGCAACAATTGTTCCAAAATTTATTCCAGTTTGATTATTTATTTGTACCGTATTTAATCTAACATCTTGTACGAGTCCAGGATTTAAAACTCTAATGTATTTAGATGAAAAAGAATACTCTAAAGTTCCGTGCTGATGTCCCTTAACAGTCCTAAATTTATCTCCCCTATCAGGCAACGTTGGTTGTGGAGGATTTGCTCTCACAGCTTCATAATTATAATCATTTAAAGTAACTGCATTGAATATATCTGGATCTAAACTACTAAAAAAATATTTTTGTCCAGATATGTGAGAATACATATCTCCACTACTGTAACCATTCGCATTTGATGGTATATAACATATGCTAGAAGTTTCTCCACCAGTATCTCCAGGAACCGAAGCAAAATCTCCACCACCCCATCTAAAGGTATCTGCTCCATATACTTGACCAGTAACATCAGATCTTACTGTAGGTACACGAGCACCACCACAATTTGGATCATCATTGCGAGCCATTTCTGTTCCAGAAAGATCTCTACAGACAGGTCTATAGAGAGGAGCTCTGGTGTGTGATATTCTACATCTACCGATGCCCAAAAAACCACCAAAACAATCAGTTCCTGTACCAAATCTACTAGGTCTAGAAGTACCAGTAGTATACGTCATTTGTATGTCTTCAGTATTAGAATTTTCGGGACTTGGTTCTGAGTCATGAGCATGTGATGGGAGATGAACATCACTTAATTTTCTTCCAGATGGAACCAAAACTTCAGAATATTCACCAGGAACTACAACTATAGGAGAATAAGTTGCGCTAAGATTTTCCATATTTCGCAAAGTTCCAACAATATCAATTGTAGATGTCCAATTTGTCTGGGCAGAGGAAGGAGAATTTCCACTGTTTGATCCCCCAACATTTTTCCAAAATTCGTCATCATTAATATTTGTTTTTTCTGGTCTATGGGCAGCACCCTTATCTTGCAAATAATAAAAATGACCTTTAAAAATATCCACTGCGGCGGCAGTTCCATCGTTCAATTGTGGAAGTCTAAAAGATATATTTTGAGTTCCTCCATATGTGTTCCCAATTACTTGATATAAGAGAGGATAATCTGAAACTCTAAGACTCACAGAATTAGTACATGGAATCCAACCCCTAGGAATATCTCCTATTGCTCCAGACCAAGGAATAATACTTCCTACAGGAAATCCTTTTACACTTTTAGTTCTGTTGTAAAAAATTGTCATTTTAGATCTCCATTAGGAACCAACCTTGCTGAGAACCAGGAATAGAACTTCCATCACCATCAGTATCCGAAAGATAAATTAATCCAAACGCGGCATTAGGAGTATTAATAACTAATTCTCCACCAGACCAAGGACTAGATAAACCGCCCAAAGTTGTGCCTCCAATTTGACCCTGAATTGGTTGTTGTGAGCGTATTATAAGATTTATAGCAAAATTTAAAGCACCGCCAACATCTACAATTCTAATCATATCACCAGTAACGGCAATCGAAGGTAATTTTAGAATTAAATTAGAAGAAGGTCTAACAGCATAAATTAAGTTTGGACGTAAGGTTCTTGCTGTAATGTCTGTATTTCCTTGTTCAGAAACAAATACACATTTTCTTCCTCCATTTCTAGTATAAAATCCTTCTTCCGAGAAAGCATCAATAGAAGCATCTTGATTAATAGTAAATGTTTTTGCTCCACTGATTCCCAAATTAGTAACATTAAATATAGGAACTCCAGCACTTGGAGTGGCGCTAAGTTGTCCAGTAATTGTTAAAGATTGTCCAGCAATCGTGGATCCAGTTTGAGCATCAACAGAGAATCTAGAAGTAAAG